AACGATCGGGCGACCCACTCACGGGTCGCCTCCCTGAACCGCTATACTGATTCAGTCAACCGCAATCGACGCCATGACCCGTTACGACGTGATCTGCCCCTCCGCTCCCTGGGAGAACACCACCACCGATGAGGATCGCGCCTGGGATCTCTGCCTCTCCCTGAGCGAAGACTATGGGTACGCTCAGGTCCGCTGCAACGGCGTGATCATCGGGGACTACACTGACGGGGGGGTCTGACCCCTACGGGGCAGGTTGACTCCTGCCCCTTTACCCTGTAGAATTCTCTCAACCGCAAGGCACCCCATGAAAGGCATCCGCATCGGCACCCCCTATCAGGATGTGAGTCTCTCCTACTGCAGCGACGACAACACCTATACCGAACACCCCATCACCCGCCTGGGTGTTGCCTGCCCCCTGGAGTGGGCACCCGCACCGCGTCAACCTGAAACCATTATCGACCTGTGGGAGGCGATGTTCGGTGACTGCCCCATGCCGTGATAGAATTCCCTCAACCGCAACCGATCCGATGACCGTGACCCTGACCCCGATCAGCAGCAAGGCGAAGAACCGCCTGGCGAATCAGATGGCAGGCGACCCCGTGGTTGTGGTTGAGCAGCGCCAGGGTAACGACCTTTTCTGTGTGAGCAGCAACCGCACCTGGTGTGCCTGGATCAACTGCCTCACCGATCCGAACTGGGCAGTTCGCTTCTGACCTCCAGGGGGTTGACCGATCGACCCCCCACCCTGTAGAATTCCAGAGCAAACCAACGGAGCGCACCATGCCCGCCACCGCCACCAAGACCTTCCGCTTCGACGCCACCTGGATCGGTGACGACGGCATTGAGTCTGAGATCCTCACGATCCAGGCAGCAACCCTTAAGGAGGCAACCGCAGCAGCAGTGGCAGAGATCAACGGGGTCAACTCCTTCGCGGATTGCCTGATCGACCTGCAGCGCCTCCGCTGACTCCTACGGGGCAGGTTGACGCCTGCCCCCTTTGCCTGTAGAATTCTCAAGCAAACGCACCTCACCCGATGCGCCTCTCCCCCGCCACCCGCCTCCGCGACCGCCAGACCGTGTGGGTCGCCTACCGCAACGACGGCAGCAAGTTCAATCGGATCACCGACCCCGTGGGTCACCCTGCCACCATATGGTCCGCCCAATTTGAGGAGGCACATGCCTCCGACGTGGTGACCCCCGACCTGGACTGATTCTCTCACGGGGGGTTGACCGATACCCCCCGACCGTCTACAATTCTCTCAGTTCGCACCTGAACCGACCATGACCACCGCCCTCCGCGACTGCCTGAACGTCTACGCCCCTGGCACCACGTTCTCTGACATCCTGTGGGACTGCACTCACCCTGCCGACGACACCGTGGCATGGCACATCGCTCTGGAGTCTGCCGAACTGCACGGTCCTGACTGCCTCTACCAGTTCCGCCGCGACTATGGGCACCTGCAGGGCGAACGGATCGACACGGGCGAACTGCTGACCTGGCTGGGGTACTGACCCCTACGGGGCAGGTTGACTCCTGCCCCTTTACCCTGTAGAATTCCAGAGCAAACGCACCCCGCCTCATGTTCGCTTCCCTCCTCCGCGCTGCAATCCGTTCCACCCTGATTCAGAACGGACCGATGACCTGCTCCGATCTGGTGCGCTCACTGGGGATGGACCCCCGCCGCCACAAGGGCACGATTCACGCCCTGATGGTTGATCTTGAAACCGAGGGCACCCTAGACGCCACCCGCTCTGCCAGCGGCAAGCGCGATGAGTGGTTCATCGTTCCGACTGCGATCCGCAAGCGCGATCGGATCGTTGCTGCCCTGGCAGGCGTCTGATTCGTTCGTGGGGTAGGTTGACGCCTGCCCCTCTACCGTCTACAATACGAGAGCACACCGCAACCGACCTGATGGATTTCACCGTTACCCGCCTCCGCCGCCGTGGACCCCGCAAGGGTGAGACCCTGACCCGCAACGCCCAGCACGGTGCTGGCGCTGCCGTGGGTTCCGTTCGTGATTCTGACCTTCCCGCTGGCGGTGCCTCTCATGCCGTTGGCGCTGGCAAGGGCGTGACCATCACCCGCGTCACGGGTCTAGGTCGCCAGTGGGTTGGTGACAAGGACGCCAACGCCGCCCGCTTCGCTGCTCAGGCAAAGGCAGACCGAATCGCCGCCACACGCGACCGCCTGGCAGAGCGGCAGGGGTGACAGTTCGTGGGGCGGCACACCCGCCCCTCATTCGTTCGTGGCAGATGCAGTTGTCGTTATAACGTTATCGTTATGGCGGCGGGCCGTGTTTATAAAAATCGATGGGTCCCACCAGTCTACAAAGTGTTACGAAAGGCATCGATATAATAAGTGAAAATAAAAAAAATTCCCCAGTAAAAAATCACAGAAACCCTTTAATAAAAATTATAAATCATATATAATTGCAAAAGAAAATAATTATAAGAATGAAAAAAAATTTCGGAGAAGAAAAGCGCCCCATACAGATTGATCCAATTAGTGGAGAGTATTATCTTACAATTCCAGAGTGGATTATGAATGAGTTATCTTGGTACGAAGATACTGAGGTTAGTTTTTTACTGGAAAATAAAGATATTATTCTTTCAGAATCCACAGATCTTTGACACTATGAAAGTTTATAATATATACGCCAAGGAGAAATGCTTATATCACCTTATAAGTGAACAAGAATTTGAAATCACATGGAAAACACTCAAAAATATGGTCGGATTAATGAAGACCGACTACACTGTTGAGGATCTTTCATATGAAGAGGCGTTCATTGACATTGTATAGATAATACTGTATGATATGATTGTAACTACTTTCAATTATGGCAAAAGGATTTACTGTTAAGGCAAAGGCACCACTTACAAGCCAAGAACCTGAATGGGATTACGACAAAGCAAGAGAAATGATCAGAGGCAAAAGCATAGTGTTTTGTCTTCCTGGAAGAGGAGTTTCATATACTTATCTAAAGAATTTTGTACAACTTTGTTTTGATCTTGTTCAGTCAGGTGCAAGCATTCAAATTTCTCAAGATTATTCTTCCATGGTGAATTTTGCTCGTTGCAAATGCCTTGGAGCAAATGTTCTCAGAGGACCCGATCAACTTCCTTGGGATGGAAAACTGCAATATGATTATCAATTGTGGATTGATAGTGATATTGTATTCAACACTCAACACTTTTTACAACTAGTTCTGATGGAAAAAGACATCGCAGCTGGTTGGTACTGCACAGAAGACGGTATGACAACTTCTGTTGCACACTGGTTGGAAGAAGAAGATTTCAGGACAAATGGTGGTGTGATGAATCATGAGACCATTGAAACCATGAGAAATCGTAAAAAACCATTTACAGTTGACTATACTGGATTTGGTTGGCTTCTAATCAAGCACGGGGTCTTTGAGCACCCAGAAATGAAGTATCCATGGTTTGCACCAAAAATGCAAGTCTTTGAATCTGGTGAGGTTCAAGATATGTGTGGAGAGGATGTAAGTTTCTGTCTGGATGCAAAAGAAGCAGGATTTGAAATTTGGTGCGATCCACGGGTACGAGTCGGTCACGAAAAAACAAGAATTATTTGAATGTCTGACAATACACGCTATAATGTTTTTTGTAAAGGTCGGAAGATTTATTCCGACTTGGATCAAGAGTCATTTTTTGACGTGATGGAGGATCTGGCACAGTCATTTTATGAAAGTGGTACACCAGATCCTTCTGAAATTACTACAGAAATTATTGGAGAAAATTAAATGGCAGTGAAAGCAAAAGGTGGTCTGAATAAGAACTCTTCTTATATTCCTGGTCCTCCCAAGAAATCTCGTCAAGGAGATGGTGCAGGTACTAAATACGCAGCGACTTCTCGTAATGGAGCACGTAAAAAGTATCGGGGTCAAGGTAAAGGATGAGTTATTTCCTAGATGTCAATGAGGAATGGAACCAAATAAACCCCAAAGACATCTGGGCATACAATAAACTATCATTAAGTCGGATTTTGGAGTATACATGTGGTCCTACAGGCACCACAGTTCCAAAGTCCGACTTTTATATTGTTCGTCCATGCATTAATTTGCTCGGTATGGGTCGCTTGGCTCGCAAAGAATGGATAGAACAGGAGACAGATCGCTTCCATCCCTCAGAATTTTGGTGTGAAATCTTTCAAGGACCACATTTAAGTGTCGATTTTCATGAAAAAAAGTCAAAATTAGTTGCTTTAGGAGAAAAAGACTTCGATGATCCATTGTATAAATGGAAAAAATGGTCTAAAATAGATGTAGAAGTGAGTTTTCCTCAAATTTTAGACGATTTAATCGGTAATTATGAATGGATTAACTGTGAATTTATTGGAAATCACTTAATTGAAGTACAATTTCGCCAAAATCCCGACTTTCGTTATGGAAATTCAGTTGCAATTCCAGTTTGGGAGAAAAAACACATTAAAAATATTCAAAATTATAAATTTATAAATGATAATGAGTATGATACGTACTTAAGAAAAGGATTTTATGTCGATTAAGGGATAGAAACCCCTTAAAAAGTTCTGATATTAACCTTTTAGAACAAAAACAATGGCAACTAATCCAAACCCAGACAGAAACAGTGACTACATGTATAAAATGTGGGGCACAACTAAGTTAGTAACTGATTATAGTAATAAAGATGATAAAAAAGTCATTCAAGAAATTATGCATGACGACTTACCAGAGAAAAAACACCATTTGAAAGAGCAATCTCAACTTCATAAAATGATTCGTAACGACGAAAATTATGATGATTGGGAGTATGGAACTGAACCAAATTATGGAGAAAGTTGGGCATAAATAAAATTAACGTAAAGTCTTGTTTGATAAGTGGCACAGATACGGAGAATATCTCAATCATTTAAAGATATTAGTCTATCTCTTGATGTGCATCCAATTACAAAGGATCTTTTAATCTTAAAAGATTCTGATGCAATTAAAAGATCAATACGAAATTTAATACAAACAATTCCTGGAGAAAGATTTTTTAATCCTTCTTTTGGATCACAACTCAGAACGAGTTTATTTGATTTCGTTGATTTTGGTACTGCTTCTGTGCTACAACAACAAATTGAGATTGCAATTTCAAATTATGAACCTAGAGTTGAAAATGTAGAAGTTGAAGTTATTCCAAGACCAAATGATAATAATTTTGAGATTACGGTCTACTTTGATATCATTGGACAAGACTTTCCAGCTCAAGAATTCAATTACATTTTAGAGGCAACAAGATAAAATGCCTTTTACAAAATTCACAAACCTAGACTTTGACCAAATAAAGACATCCATTAAAGATTATCTCCGTGCCAATTCTAATTTCACGGATTATGACTTTGAGGGATCAAACTTTTCTGTTCTTATTGATACTCTTGCATATAATACTTACATAACGGCATTTAACTCAAACATGGCTGTAAATGAATCCTTTTTGGATTCTGCTACAGTAAGAGAAAATGTTGTTTCACTGGCAAGAAACGTTGGATATGTTCCAAGATCAAGAACTACGGCAAAAGCTATAATATCATTTTCAATAGAAACTTCAAGTACAGAGTCTCAACTTATTTTAAAAGCGGGTTTAGTTTGTGTAGGTAATGTAGATAATAGTTCCTATGTTTTTTCTGTTCCAGAAGACATAATTACGCCAATTAATAATGGAATTGCAACGTTTAACAATATTGAAGTTCATCAAGGGGTATATTTAACAAAACAGTTTACTGTTGACAATTCAATCAATCAAAGATTTGTTTTAGATAATTCTAATATTGATACTAATACTTTAGTTGTAAAAGTTGGAACAAGAGAATATAAAAAAATAGATAATATTTTAAATTTAGATGGAGATTCTGAAATATATTTAATTCAAGAAATTGCCGATGAAAAATATGAACTTTTATTTGGTGATGGAATATTAGGAAAAAAACTTAAGAATGGTGAAACAATAAGAGTAAGTTATATTACTACAGATGGAAGAGAAGGTAATGGACCTTCTTTATTTTCATATTCTGGTACAACGGTAGATTCTCTTGATAGAGTTGTATATCCAACAAATACTGTTTCTATAACAACTAATCTAAGATCTAGTGGTGGTGGTGATATAGAACCAATTGAATCAATAAAATATTTTGCCCCAAGAGTATATTCTTCACAGTATAGAGCAGTTACTTCTATTGATTATGAGGCAATTATTCAAAAAATTTATCCAGATACAGAATCAGTATCTGTAGTTGGTGGAGAAGAATTAGAACCTCCTCAATATGGAAATGTGTTGATTAGTATCAAACCTAAAAACGGAACAACTCTTTCAGATTTTACTAAAACTAGAATTTTAACAGATTTAAAAAAATATTCTGTATCTGGAATTAATCAACAACTTATAGATCTTAAACTACTTTATGTTGAAATTGAAAGTTATGTTTATTATAATTCTGCGTTAGCATCAAATGCTAACGACGTAAAAACTAAAATATTAACCACTTTGAGTAGATATGCAAAATCTATAGATTTAAATAAATTTGGTGGAAGATTCAAGTACAGTAAAACATTGCAAATAATCGATAATGTTGATTCCTCAATAACATCGAATATTACTCGTGTTAAAATGAGAAGAAACATGAATTGTGTTTTGAATACTTTTGCACAATATGAAATATGCTTTGGAAATAAATTTCATAAAAATATAGGTGGTTACACAATAAAAAGCACTGGATTTAAAATACTTGGTGATCCAGATATTGTTTATTTCGTTGATGTTCCAATTCAAAATAGTAATATAGGAACACTTTCAATTGTAAAACCTAATGAAGACTTTACAAATTATCAGATTGTTAAAAAATCTATAGGAACTGTAGATTATGAGAAAGGTGAAATTATAGTGAATACTATAAATGTTATTTCTACAGAATTAGAAAATGGTGTGATAGAAATCCAAGCGTATCCAGAATCAAATGATATTGTTGGATTAAAAGACCTTTATTTAATTTTTGATATTTCAAAAAGCACCATAAATATGGTAAAAGATACTATTTCGTCTGGCGACAAAATATCGGGTGTAGACTTTTTAGTAACTTCAAGCTATTCAAACGGAAAAATAACGAGGTAATATGATTACAACTGGTTTTGATACTAGAGTAAAAATACAACAAATTGTTGAAAATCAGTTACCAGAATTTGTCTTAACAGAAAGTCCAAAACTTTCTGAATTTTTGAAGCAATATTATGTGTCTCAGGAATACCAAGGTGGTCCAGTAGACATTATAGAAAACTTAGATCAATATATTAATTTAAATAATTTAACTGCGGATGTTCTTTCGGGAATATCAAGCATAACAACGAATATTTCTTCAACAGATAAAACCATATTTGTAAACACCACCAAGGGATTTCCTAAGGAATATGGTCTGTTAAAAATTGATGATGAAATTATTACTTATACTGGAATAACCACAAATTCTTTCACTGGTTGTGTGAGAGGATTTAGTGCTATTTCTTCATACAAAGATTCTTTAAATCCAGATGAATTAGTATTTTCTTCTACAAAGTCAGAATCTCATAAAGTTAATACTAAAATTGAAAATTTAAGTGCTTTATTCTTAAAAGAATTTTATAAAAAAATAAAAACTTTACTAGCTCCTGGATTTGAAAATTTAGATTTTGTATCAGATTTAAACGTAAACAACTTTATCAAACAAATAAAAACATTTTATCAATCAAAAGGAACTGATGAATCTTTCAGAATACTGTTTAATGTTTTATATGGAGTAAATCCAAAAGTTATTAATTTAGAAAATTTTCTAATAAAACCTTCCTCAAGTGAATTTATAAGAAGAGAAATTTTAGTAACTGAAAGAATTTCAGGAGATCCAAATAATCTAGTTGGACAAACAGTTAAAAAATACGATGATTCTGCATCTGGACCTGTTTCTGAAGTTGAATTAATAACTAGAAATAATAAGGTTTACTATAAAATTCAATTATTTGCAGGATATAATGATAAGACTTCAATAGAAGGGCAGTTTAATATAACAGGAAAAACAAAAGTAATTGATTCAGTTTCAATTGGTTCTTCCGTCATTACGGTTGATTCAACAATTGGATTTTCGGAATCTGGAGTTTTATATTGTGGTGATAACGTAATTACTTATTCAAATAAATCCATTAATCAGTTTTTTGGTTGTTCTGGGATTACAAAAATAATAAATTCTGCAGATGAAATTAGATCTAATGATATAATATATGGTTATGAAAATGGAGATTTAAATAAAAAAGTAGAATTGAGAGTAACTGGTGTACTTTCAGAATTGGAAAATAAAGAAGATACATTTCTTTTTTCTAAGGGAGATACCATTCAAATAAAAAGTATTGGCGAAAAAATAAAAAATCCAGATGGATTAAAGACTTATAAAGAAGAAATATTTAATTCTTGGATTTACAATACTTCTTCTAGGTATGAAATTGAGTCTTTTTCTAATAATATAATAAATTTATTTGAAATTCCAGACAAGTCAAGTTTAAAAGTAGGAGATACTGTAGATATCTTAGATAAAAATTCTGAAAATATAGTTTTAAGTAATGTCATAGTTTTAAATATTAATTCAAAACAATTAACACTGAACTTAAGTATTACTAATGTTAATTTAAAAAGAGAGTTAAGTCTTAGAAGAAAATTAAAATACTCCTCTAGTTCTGGAGTACCATTAAAGTACTCCAATATAACTGCAAATATACAAAACACTTATATTGAGGAAGATAAGTTTATTGGTATTGCTGCAAATTCTTTACCGGATTATTTAATCAATGTTGATTATTTTCGTTCCTCAGTAAACATAACTCCTTCTTCAAATCTAACCAATATATTCCAAGGTTATGATGAAGGAGATTTGACTTATTCTATCATATCATTTTCAGAAAATGTTCCATTTATTGATGGAGATGCTGTTGTATATTCTGGATCTAAAAATCCATTAAATAATTTAACATTTGGTAGAACTTATTATGTTCAAGTTTTAGTTGATGGAACTTCAAAGAATAAAATACGTCTTTATAATTCAAGATCTTTTATAGGAACTAATAACTATATTAAATTTGAATTAGTTGAAGATTATACTGGTATACACACATTTACTTTAGAGTATCAATACGGAAAGAATATAGATCCTAAGAAATATTTTATAAAATTACCATTGCAACAAAATATTGAGTCTGGAACTAACGTTTCTACACCAGTTGGAAGCACCGGTATTTTGATAAATGGCGTAGAAGTAGTAAATTACAAATCAAATGATAAAATTTATTATGGTCCATTAAGTGAATTAAAAATTTATAATTCTGGAACAGATTATGACGTAATAAATCCACCAAAAATTAATATTTCTTCTCCAGGAGTTGGAATAGGATCTACTGCATATGCAGATGCTGTTGTTAGCGGATCATTAAAAGAGGTAATAATAGATCCTAATGAGGTAGATTTAGTAAGAGTTATTTCTGCTAATATTTCTGGAGGAAACGGTATAGGTGCTGTATTAGAACCCGTTTTAGAAAAAACATTTAGAGAAATTGAGTTTAATGCTCAAGTGTCAACTCTTGGTGGAGGAATAAGTATAGATAATGATACTATTACATTTTTAAAAAATCATAATTTAAAGACAGGTGTTCCAATTGTTTATAGTAACAATGGAAATAGTTCAATTGGAATAGGAACTTTTGGTGGATCTAATACAAATCAAAATTCATACTTATTAAATGGTGAAACTTATTATCCAGAAATAGTTAATACTAGAGCAATAAAATTATATCAAACTATTACAGATTTAAACACTGGTATTAATACTGTAGGATTTACCACAATTAATACTGGAGGAATACATAAATTTAGACTTTTAGAGGGAAAAAATGTATTAAAAGAAGTTAAAGTTATTAATGAAGGTGTTGGATATGAAAATAGATCTTTAAAAGTAAATTATTCTGGCATTTCAACTATTAAGCATACTGTAAATTTTGTAAATCATAATTTTAAAGATGGTGATTTAGTTGAATATCAAACAACAGAGACACCTATTTCAGGTTTAAGTACAGAAAAGCAATATTACATTTTAAAACTTGATAATAATTCATTTAGATTATCTGATGCTGGGCATGTTGGAGTTGGTGCCGCAAAAACTGATTATTTAAGACAAAAATATGTAAAGTTTGAAAGTACTGGTTCTGGATATCAAATATTTTCATATCCAAAAATTAAATTATCATTAAATGTTGAGTACGCAGGATTTATAGGTACAATAACAGCAACACCAGTTGTTCGTGGAAAATTAATTGATTGTTACTTATATGATCAAGGATCAAAATATGGATCAAAAATTTTAAATTTTCACAAAAAACCAAAAGTATCTTTGGTAAATGGTACAAATGCACAAATAAAACCAATTATAAGTGGTGGAAAAATTATCGGAGTAGAGTTACAAAATGGTGGCAAGGGATATTATTCAGTTCCAGATTTAGTTATAAAAGGAAATGGTGTAGGTGCAAAATTAAGAGCTGTTATTTCAAACGGATCGATAGTTAAAGTAATAGTTATTAATCAAGGAACAAACTATGAAAAGAGAAACACTTCAATAGTAGTTGTTTCTGCAGGAAGAAATGCCCTTATAGATTCTTTTGTAAAACCTTTAACTATTAATAACTTTAAAAGATTTTCTAATGAAATATTACAAGAATTTAATAGTGATCTATCTTATGGAATAGTTGGATATTCTACAATAACTCAAGGCAATTCTTTTGCAGATCCAGATCCAACTACAAATCACTCTAAAATAATTGGATGGGCTTATGACGGAAATCCAATTTATGGACCTTTTGGATTTTCAGATCCTAATGACATTAATTCGCAAATAAAGAGGTTAGAGACTGGATATGTTTTAGATGTAAATTCGGTAAACAGTAGACCAGACATTAATGAATTTGAAGAAGGATTTTTTGTAGAAGATTATAGATTTAATAATCAAGGAGATTTAGATATTCATAATGGAAGATTTGCAAAAACTCCAGAATTTCCCCAAGGAATTTATGCTTATTATGTTGGATTAACAACAGATTATAGCACTAATACTTTAATTCCTAAATTCCCATATTTTATAGGAAATAATTATAGATCAAGTTTAGAAAATACATTTATATTAGATCAATCTTTTGATTTTAATTCCACAAAACTAGTAAGAAATACTTTTCCTTATAGATTAAATGAATTAAATTCTGGCAATGATTTTATAATTGAAGCAAATGATACCACAAATCAAATTTCAATTGTAAATTCTGTTTCAACTGGAAATATTGAAGAAATAGAAATAAAAAATGCTGGAGAAGATTATAAGGTAAATGAAAGTATAGCATTCGATACAACTAAGTCTGGTGGCGGTGGATCTTCTGCTATTATTAAAAGTATTAAAGGAAAAGAAATATATGATTTACAAACAACATATCAAAAATATGAAAATGTTATATTTTCTTGGTTAGACGAAAACAATGTGTTAGTAACAACAAATCCATATCATAATTTAATAGACGGAGATCGTGTAGAAGTATCCGGTTTATCGACGTATATTAAAAATTTAAATGGTTTTAAAGTTGTTGGAGTTTCTTCTATTGTAACAAGTTTAGCAAGTTCAATCTCTCAAAATGCAACTTCTGGAATTGTTACTGATATAAGTTTATCGTCTCAAATATCTAATTTAAGCATAGGAAGTACGATTGGCATAGGAACTGAAACTTTTTCTGTTCTTAATATTTTCGACAAAGAAAATATTTTAAGAGTTCGTAGAGGAGTATCTGCTGGTCACTCTGAAGGATCTATAGTTACTAATTATTCAAATACTCTTAAAATAACTGCTAAAACTCCATATTTTAATTCTAAAGTTAATGATATTGTTTACTTTAATCCTAATGTCTCTGTTGGTGTGGGTACAGAAATAGGAAAAAATACGACTGTTAACTTCCCAATAGGAAATTCTAATAAAATAATATCAATACCTAATCAAAATATATACATCCCAAATCATCCATTTAAAGATAATCAAAGAGTATTACTTTCAATACCTTCTTCATCTACAGCACTAGTCGTTAAAAATACACCATCAAGTTCTACATTTAGTTTACCTTCAAGTGGAAATAGTCAATATGTTTACATAATTAATAAGTCTAAAGATTTTATTGGAATAGTTACACAAGTTGGACTTACTTCTTCAACAAATGGATTATATTTTACAAACAATGGATCTGATAATTATCAATATAAATTAGAATCAGTTTTTGATCAGGTTAAAGGAACCATTAAAAAAGTTCAAACTCAAGTTTCGCTATCAACTTATCATAGTTTATCTTATGGAGATATTATTGAATTAACAGTAAAACCAGATACATCTGTTGGTATTGGGACTTCTTTAAGTGTAAAATTAAAGTACAATCAAATATATGATAAATTATTAATTAATCCTATTGGATTTACTTCCACTTTTGTAAATACAAACTCAGACTCATTTGAAATACCGCAGCATAATTTAAAAACAGGAGACAAAATTTTATATACCTCTCAAGATTTAGTTTGCAGTGGATTATCAAGTGGTGGATATTTTGTATATCGAAATAGTGATAATTCTATTAGTTTATGTGATACTTATATTGACTCAATTTCTAATCCTCCAAACATAGTAAGTATTGCTAGTACGGGAGGAAGCAAGCAAGAAGTAGCATTAATAAATCCACAAATAATTTGCTTTAGAAATAATAGTTTAATTTTTGATACAACCGATTCTAGTTTACTGAATTGTGATTTTAAAGTATTTTACGATAAAACTTTAAATAATCAATTTATTTCCGTAGGTAAAACAGATACATTTTTAATTGAAAGAACAGGGGTAATAGGAATAGGAACTGTTTTAAGTGAATCAAATATTAAGTTATCTTATAAAGATGAAATACCAACTAAGTTATATTATTCAATTGAAAAAAATGGCAAATTAATTTCTCAAGATGAAGAAGTTAATAATTATTCGGAAATTTTATACGATGAGAGTCTTTATAATGGAACATATAATGTTTATGGAATAGGATCTACAACTTTTAATATTACATTGAAAGATATTCCAGAAAAATTATCTTATTTAAAGTCAGAATGTTTTGATTTATCATATACAACAAATTCTAGTTCAGATGTTGGTCCAATAGATAAAATATCAATAATTTCTGGTGGATTTGGATATCGTAGTCTTCCAGCATTTACTGGAATTTCTACTTTAACTTCTGGTAAAAATGCTATTATAAAATCAAAATCATCATCTATAGGAAAAATAAATGATCTTCGTATTATTAACGAAGGTTTTGAATATTCATCAGATAAAACATTAAGACCTAAAGCAGAAGTTCCAAAAGTCTTACAGTTAAACAATACAGACAAAATAGTTTCAGTTTCTGTTTTAGACGGAGGAAGAAATTTCTTATCTGCTCCTATTTTAGAAATTGTAAACAACTATACTAGAAAAAAAGTAAATAGTGGTTTATTAAAACCAATTGTAAAAAGTAGTTCTATTGTATCTGTTGAAGTTATCGAAGAACCATTGGGTCTTCAATCAGTAGAGCATACTATTTTTACAACTAATAATAGTAATGGAATTCAAGTTTCTAAGATTATTTCATATACAAATGGAATTGTAGAATGTGAATTATTAACACCAGCTATTGATGGATTTTTAATTCCACCGTTTGAATCTGGAGATAAAATATTTGTAGAAGGTTTAAGAAAACAATCTTTTACCAATGAAATAGGAATTAGTTCATCTCCAGGAAACGGATTTAACTCCTCAGACCATGGATATAACTTTTTCACAGTAACAGAATTTATAAATTCAAATCCTGCAATATTGAAATATGACATAAGTGACTTTACCAATAACGCTGGAGTTCCTGTAGAAATACAAAATACTTTTAATTCAATTGTAAATCAGAAAAATTACCCTACATTTAAAATAACAAAAGTTTTAGGTGAATTTTATGACAATGAAAAATTATTAGTAAATGGAAATGAAACTGACTTAGTTGTAAAATCAAAAAATTATGACATCATCAAAGTAACTGGTGATTATCCAATTTCAGTTGATGATTCATTATATGGTCAATTTTCTGGAAATGCAGCAACAGTTAGTACAATAAGCACATTTGAAAAATATTTCAATGTAGATTATTCAAATAAAAGAAATTTTGATTGGAAAAATGATATTGGAAAGTTAAATAATGAAACCCAGGTAATACAAAATAGTGATTATTATCAATCACTATCTTACACCATTAAAAGTCCAATATCTTATGAGGAATCAAAGGATCCTGTAAGTAGAATAGTTCATCCAGTTGGAATGAAAAATTTTGCTGATATGGATATATTTTCTAATAGTAATGTTTCAATTGCAGCTACTCAAAATCTTTTACAAGTTCTTGATTTTATATCAGAAGAAAGAGTAGACACTGTTAGAAATTTTGATTTAGTTGTTGATTATGATGCTTCTGAAACTTCTTCAAATTATATAAAATTTAGAAGTAAAAAATTAGCAGACTATATTGAATGTAGAACTAATAGAGTTTTACAAATTGATGATATTAGCGGAAGATTTTCCAGTCAAGAATTCAATAGAGACGCTTTTGTTGAGGCTTTTGAATACCCCATTACTGATTTTTATTCTAAATTTTTAGTTCAAGTTCATGACGAAGATAAAACAAGTTACCAAATAAGTGAAGTTGTTATTCTCAATAACTTCACTAATACATATACACTTAATAAATCAGATTTATATAGTTTAGAAAAACTAGGAGATTTTACTGGAGATTTTGGACCTCCAGGAGACCCAGTATTAAGATTCACTCCAACAGATCCATATACTACAAATTACAATATTAAAGTTTTTAGAGAGAGTTTTTCTCCAAGTCCATTTAATATTGGAATAGGTTTTACTGAAATTGGATTCGTCAGATTGTCGTCAAAAACTGAAAGATTAACACCATTGACAGGAATAAAAACGGATGTTTTTAGAGCATTGTCTTCTTCATATAATACAATTTATTCTAATATTTTTGTTATGGATGAAGACACATATGATATGAATTATTTTGAAGTTGTTGGTTTTTATGATGGTCAAGATAATTATGTATCTGAATTCTATTTTGACACTTATCCATCAATTGCAGGACTGTCGCAAGGATTTATAGGTACTTTTGGACTAACCGTTGAAGGGGGAATTATAAAATTAGGATTTACAAAAAATAATAATGTATCAAATGCTTTAGTGAAGGCAAAAGTTGTTGGATTTGGATCTACATCTGCAGGAATAGGAACATATACATTTTTAGTAGATGATCAACTTCAAGGTACTGAAAAAACTTCTAGATTGGAATCAAAATACTACAATGGATCAGGAATAACCACATTTATATCATATAACTCTGAAATTGAATCTAGTGTTAAATCTCTTGTCAAAATTGGTATAGGAACAACTGTAACGTCTTTACATCAAGTTTTAGTAGTATCAGATCTTAACAGAGTTAATATTCAACAGTATCCATTTGTTTCTGTTGGAAGCACTTCAGGAATTGGAACCTTTGGTGTAATATTAGACGGTGGTATTGTTAAAGTATCGTTTTATCCAGATTCCAAGTATTCTACTTCACAATACACAATTCAAACATTTAATAATTTCATGTATTATGAAATTGATGAATATAATATTCCAGAAGATTTAACATATGGTACAGCAAAAGAATCATTTAATATTTCATTCTATGGATCACTTAATACATTTGGAAAAGACAGATTAGATTTTGATTTAAACTATGATAGAATACCTATTTTTGAAAAGACATTTAATCCAAAAAATTCAAATGTTTTAAATCTTGAAACTGGTGTATTTACAATTAAAGACCATTTCTTCCAAACAGGAGAAGAGTTAATTTATACTCCAACTTCAACATTAATAGGTATTCCCGCCGAATCAGTTGGAATAGGATCAACACTTGTTAGTGGCGTATCTATAGTTGGAGATATTATTGTTGGATTTGCAACTATAACAGGAGTTGGATCTTCAGTTGGAATAACCACAAACGGAACAATAATTTCTGGACCATCTATTCCATATAATACTCAAATAATTGGAATAGGAAAAACTTACACATATTTCATTGGAAATGTAGTCTCTTCTGGATCTTCAGTAATAACTGGAGTTGCTAATACAATAGCATTAAAAGTTGGTTCTGGAATTTATTCGGGAAATAATTCTTCCTTAGGAAATATAGTATCTATTGGAATTAACTCAATAACTGCTTCTTCAACTATAACGGGTGGTAACAATAGAATATATTATTCTACTGATAATAACGTATCTCTTACTCTGTCCAATGTTGCAACTGCAACAACTATTAGACAAAATTATGTATCTGGAATAGTAACAGATATTTGTCCAGAAAAAGTTTATGCCATTAAATTAAGTAAAGATACTTTTAAATTAACTGGAACTTCAGGTAATTCTGGAATTGGATTTACTTTTAGAAATACTGGTTCTGGAAATATTCACAAGTTGGAAATGAAGAAAAAACTAGAAAAATGTTTGATAACTGTAGACGGTGTGAATCAGTATCCATTAATATACACACCATTAGAATTTTCAATTGAAAATAATGGAGGATTAGTAGGATCCGCTACTACTTTCATTTCTCTTTCTGGAATTTCTTCTATATCTCCTAGAGATTTATTTAAACTAGAAGACGAATTTTTGTACATAGTTAATGTTGGATTGGCAACAGAAAACAATGGTCTTGGACCGATAACTGGAATAGGAACATTCCCAGTTATTGAAGTTAGACGTGGTTGGGTTGGCACAGCGGCTACGAGTCATTCTGATGGCACATTAGGAAGAATTTATAAGGGATCTTATAATGTAGTTGGTAATAAAATATGGTTTACAGAGGCTCCAGACGGAAAAGGAAATAATGACAGACTAGATGCAAGTTCACTATTTTTACCAAAATCTACATTCAATGGAAGAGTATACTTAAGGCAAGATTATACAACCAATAAAATTTATGATGATATTTCTACAGAATTTAATGGAATTGGAAGAACATTTACAATGAAAAAAGACGGACAAACAACTTCCGGAGTAGAAGCTGGTAGTGGTTTAGTTTTTATAAATGATGTTTTCCAAACACCAGATACTGAAAATAACGCAGGTAATAATTATACATTTATAGAAACTTCAGGAATAACAAGTGTTACTTTTACCTCAGTTAGAACTTCAACTCCTCCTTATGATATTTTAGTTTCTGATTATGATGTAAATCAAAATCAACTTCCAAGAGGTGGAATTATTGTTTCCCTTGGATCAACTGGGGGAATAGGATATGCTCCACTTGTAGGTGCTTCTGTTACTGCTATACTAAACTCTGGATCAATAGTTTCTATTGGTATAGGAACTTCTGGATCTTTTGGATCTGGATATAGAGGAAATGTGTCCATAGGAGTTACAGATTCTACAGGAAATGGTGCAAATGTAACTGCTTCAGTTGGTGCTGGAGGAACTTTAATTTTTAATGTTGTTTCTGGTGGAAACGGATATGTAAATCCTCAGTTAATTATTGATGATCCTTCTTATGCAGATTTACCTGTTATTGGAATATCTAGAGTTTCAAGTGGAAGCACAACTAGCACTGGAATAGGACTATCAATGACAATTGATGTTGGTCCAAGTAATACTGTAGGAATAGGAACTAGTTATTTTGAAGTTAAATCTTTTAAAATTTCAAAACCAGGATATTCTTTTAGACTTGGAGATGTTTTTGAAGTTGTTGGATTAGTAACAGATTCTAGATTGAATTCTCCAATAGAACCTTTAAGATTTACTGTAACAGATGTATTTACTGATTCTTTTGCTTCTTGGCAAATGGGCGAATTTGATTATATTGATAGTATTAAAAATTTACAAGATGGATTTAGAACTAGATTCCCACTTTATAGAAATAATCAACTGTTGAGTTTTGAAAAAAATAGATTAGATGTTGAAGCATCTCAAATAGATTTTGATACTGTATTATTGATTTTTATAAATGGCGTCATGCAAGAACCAAAAGTATCTTATACTTTTGAAGGCGGCACCACATTTAGATTTAGAGAACCTCCAAAAGAATCAGATAACGTGTCTATTTTCTTCTATAGAGGAACTAGAGGAGTAGATAGTGATGTTATTAATGTTAATGAATCTATAAAAGTAGGAGACACTCTTAAAATAAACAAAAATAATGATATTATAGGAACAATACCACAAGGAGAACGTATTGTATCATTAATACAGTCTGCAGACATAGTTGAAACTGGAATTTATCTTGAAGATGGAATCGATGAAAATAATTTTAAACCCGTTGACTGGTCAAAACAAAAAAGAGATTTAATTATAAATGAAAATTTTGAATATAAATCTAGAGATTCGTTAGAAACATTAGTATTCCCTAGCGCAAAAGTAATAAAAGATTTTACTACAAGTGATACTGATATTTTTGTTGATGACGCGACATTATTTAATTATGAAGAAAATGAATCTACGGTAGAAATACAAAAATTCTCTGCTATAGTTTTACCTTATTCTAATTTCTCGGAAGGTAAAGTTACTGCTGCTATTGATAGCAATACAACGGTCAATTCTTTAACAATTGAAAATGGTGGAAGTGGATATACTGGAAACACAGTTACATTAAAGTTTTCTAATCCAAAAGCAATTGGAGTTGGTGTAGGAACCACAGC